TGTTGTTATTTGGCTTGTAGCAGTTGGATTAGCCGCAGTGCCTGCTAATTTTTCTTGTGTACGACCAAATGCGCTGATACCTAATACCGCACCCATTGCGATATGGAATAAACCTGCACCTTGTAAGGTTAGTGGATTCCATTGTGTAATAGGACTATGTGTTAATGCTTGTAATAAACTCCAACATACTGGAAATACAATCATGTCTGCAAGACAGATCAACATGTACATCCAGCCCATAGCCGGACGCCATAGTTTTTGCATCCACTCTGCACCGCCTTCTTTTTCTTTTTCGTCTGCCATAGTTTTCGCTCCTTTTGGCTGTTGTAGAGTATTTATCTACGTTTCTTGGTTTTCTGGGTTAACTGCTGTTTTATTGCTTGTGCCGCTTGCCCACGCTCTTTTGCTTTCATCCCTGCAGGATTTACTACTTTAGATACTTGTTTAGATGTTTTACCTTTGCCTACTTTAGATTTAAAATACCATACTGCGGCTTTTGCGGCTTCTTTAGGATTGCTTGAAAGTAGTGTAGGGTTGTCTATATAAATGTTTGGGTTTTCTGGATGTACAGCCGCGCCTGCCTTAGCATATAATTCACGACCTGTAATGTGCAAAAATCCACGTCCACGATACTTCCATCCATCACCGCTTGCTTCATCACCGTTACCGTTCTTATTAGCTAATGCTCTGTTAGCTAATGCTACTTGATTGCCTACATACGGCTCGGCATGTTTTGGTGATGGAAAATTACTTGTGAATACTTTGTAAATTCTAGTTGGGTCTGTGTAATTAAAATTTTCAGCGGCTTTTGTCCAATTTGCTGTTTCAATTTGTGCTTGCCCTAACAAGTTAGACAAGTCGTTAATTGCTGAAATGCCTCGCTGTTTTGCTATACTAGTTAAAGTTTCTTTATATGCGCTTGGATCAAAAGGTGCAGGCTCTGCTTTAGCTGTTGTGTTTAACTTGGGAACTGGTGTAGGTGCTTGTGTAGGCACAGGACTTGGTCCTAGTTTAGGAGCAGTTGCTACAGGCGCAGGTTGAGTCGTTGGAGCTGTTGGTGGTTTAGGATGTGTTAAATCGTAAATCTTTCCACCAACATCTGGGAACTCAAATTCTTTTAATATTTCTAATATTCTCATTTAACACTATCGAATATTTTCTTTTGTGCATCATACCACTGTTGCCATGCTTCGTATTTTTCTTTAAGTTTATAATACTTGCCAGCATTTTCGTTAGCATTTTCTACAATGTCACTTAGTTGTATTTTTTTACTTGTGTCTAACTGTGTTAAATTTTCACTAGGTTCTTTTAATTGATCTGGAACATCTGGAAACTTAACAGCAACTGGTACACTAGTAGCACAACCTGTTACTACTGCTAGGAGTAAAATTGCTAAAATCTTTTTCATTTTGTCTCCTCCGGTGCGGCAATTGCGGCATTGTAGTCTTTAACAGCAATGTCACTAACTGTACATTGTGCGTTAATTGCTTCTTTGTCTCGTTCAATAGTGTTGCGAACAACTTCTACTTTCTTTTCCACAAGTTTTACACGTTCTACAATCTTAGTTTGTATAACTACGTTGGTTTCTTTAGATTTAGTTTCAGCGGCATCTACTTTTGCCTGCATTTCTTTAGCACGATCACGCCACGCCATCTCAACTCCATAGCCACCTAACAACCAAAACCCGCCACACAATACAATCACACCAACAATTTCTGCTGGCAATTTGTATTGACCCATGAATGGAATTAACTTTACTAATTTACTGCCTATGTATAAAGCAAGTCCTGCAAAGGTAAACAGATAATAAATCCAAATTAGGATATTATCTGGTATTAAACTCAACATCCATTGAAGTTGCCACATGATTAAGCCTGCAATACTTGAATAGCATGGTGGAAGTGATTATTACGATCTTCTAAACCAAGTGTACCGCCGTTAATTTTCTTAGTCATTGTTAGCATGTCGCCCTTGTCTGCTAGGTCATTAAGGTTATTTGTTTCCCAGAACCAGCAAGCCGATTGAATAGCACCTTCAAATGTTCCTAAGAACTCTGGAACTTCTTCTACAGGAGTATCAATGCTTTCAGCAAACTTTTGATAATTGCTCTTACCAGTCAACTGAATTAGGCCACGTCCGCAATAACGGAAACCGTCACCGCTTTCTTCTGGACCATTGCCCATACGATTAGCATAAGCACGATTGGCAATTTTTTCTGGCTGATGCGCATAGTCGTTTGCATTGCCAGCATTAAAATACTTTGGCCAAACTTTACATAACGTCTCTGGACGATAGTTTAAGTTTTCAGTTAATGCTTTATAACCGCCTGACTCGTGTGCTGTTTGTGCTAAGAAAGCCGCAACACGTGGTACTGTGTTGATATCATAGTCTGGTAAAATTTTGCACAATGCTTCATACCAGTGATCGATAAATGGATTACCTGGAAGGATTTGTGCTAATTGATCTTGTGTAAAATTAAATTCAAATGAATCTGCCATAATTATTTCCTTTCTAGAGACACAGCCCAATTGCCGCGTTCAAATATAAATGTGCTTCCAACTTTGGTAATATTATAGTTACCAATAGTCTTTGTTAAAAACATAACTTCTGCCATGTCTTTGCTTTCTAGCATGATTGGACCTTTGATCGTATCATACACGTCTTGCTTTGGCCCACTTGTTAAAATATTAAATGAGACCGGACCGCTATACACTCTTTTAAATGTAATTGATTCGTCTACTACTTCCACATTGTCTGCGTAGCTGTTGCTAAAAAAATTACTAAAGTTATCTAAATGTGCTCGCTCGGTAGCCACTTGATAAGCGGCTTTGTCTTTAGGAACTACTGCAAACAAATTGTCGTGTGTTGCTTCTTCACTTCTAAAACTTTTGAAATAACGAAAGCGCATTTGTTCTAAACCTGTTAGACGTTTGATGCCTTCAATAATTTCCATAATTTGATCTGCAATATGACGTGTACGTTCTAATTCAACATACACACGATACTTGCCATCATCGCCTTCGCCAGGACTGCAATCTGCATCTAGTACAAAATCGTAGCCCATCTCAATAAAGTTTTCTAAATCTTTAGCCGCATCTTCTTGATCAACAGTAAAGCTCATAGTAGCAATACTTTCGTCATCGCCTACTTTACTTTTAAAACTGTCAATTTCAAAAACTTTCTTTACTAAGTGGCGTAGATCATCTGCGCGAAGACTTTCTGTTACGTTCATACAGGTGCTCCTCCGGCTGCTGGTGCGGCTCCTGCTTCAGGTGCAGGTGCGGCCCCGCCTGGTGCCGGTGCTGGTGCGCCACCTGGAGGTGCTGGTGGTGGAGGAGTTGCGGCCGCCGCATTGGCAGGTGCTTCCTCTTTGTATTCGTTCTTCATCTTGTCCATGTAACCTTTGTAGATATCAAACGCAACTTTCTTAGGCATTTGAATTTCTACGATCCACACAGGGTGACGGTCTAGACGACCCTTCTTACTACCTGGACGATAGTCCTCTGGTGTACGGATCTTACGTGGTTCTACAAGATGACTCTTTTGATAGTTTACTTTACAACCTAACTCTGTTAAGCGTTTTGCCGCTACAGGATCTGGCATCTTTACGTGTGGCCACATGAATCCTGCTGTAATCCAATGACGGTCTACTTTAGGACCATAGGCTAACTCGCCATCTTCCCAGTTTTCGTAAACATACATATCCAACTCATCTAACACACGCTCAAAGTCTTTAAGCACGGCTAGACTACTGTTGTTTTCGTAGAGATCTTGTATGTTACGTATAACATCTAATATATCATGCATTTTAGGTTCCAGAAACTTATACTGTATTTATGCTAGGCAAGAAAGACTAAAACAATAACATATCTGTTAATTATTTGCAGTATTCGTTAAATAAAAATGTAGGACCTCTGTAGTTATCAGGGCGGTCACTACAAGTCCTGCTTTAACTAAAGTAGGAGCAACTTAGATGAGTAAACAACGAGTGAAAAAGCGTTTTACATCAGAAGTTAACATAATTGATTTTCAGCCGTATCTTCCGGCAAAAAAGCAACGTGTGTCAATAAACGCACGAAACGCTAATCAGAAACTATACCTCCAAAAATTGTACGCAGAGCACACTAGCATAGTACTTGCTATTGGCCCAGCCGGCACGGGTAAAACTATGCTAGCGGTACAACATGGAATTAAAATGTTTCAGGAAGGTAAAGTTGACAAGATCGTTGTGACAAGACCCGCCGTTTCCGTAGATGAAGATTTAGGATTTTTGCCAGGTGACTTAAATGAAAAGATGGCACCATGGACTCGTCCTATATTTGACGTCTTAGGAGAGTATTATCAAACTAAAGAAATAGCCAAGATGCTAGAGGAAGGTGTTATCGAAATAAGCCCACTTGCGTATATGCGTGGACGCACATTTAAGAACGCATACATAATTGCAGATGAAATGCAAAATGCTACAGTCAATCAAATGAAAATGCTACTAACCCGTTTAGGAGAGGGCTCTAAGATGGTAGTTACAGGAGACTTAGCACAAGCAGACCGATTGAGCGATAATGGTCTAATTGATTTCTGCAACTTGCTAGAACAAAAAGAATATTTGGAACATATTGACATCATTCAATTTGAAGCCAAGGACATCGAACGCCATAATGCCGTGAAGGAGGTGTTAGCGGTTTATGGAGAATAAAGGGATGTAAAAAAAGGGCTCTTGGAGCCCTTTTTGTTTATAAGTGACTTAGTCTTATCAGTGTTGCCGCTAGATTAATTTCAGCATCACTAACCAATGTATGGTCCGCAAGGCCTGCCTTAATGATAAGGATTGCCTTATCTTGTGTAGCTTCATCACCAAAGATAGTTACATTGTCGTACAGCCAACGATAAATTTCTTCCATTTCCTCTGGACGAGCTTGGCTACAGACAAGTTTACGTGCTTCGCTAATCTTGCCTGCTTTAAATAACTCAACCATTTGGATCTTATAGTCTGCTTCTCCTGTATCACCTTTTTCAGGAGTATGTAATTTACCATCCAAGCTGTTCATTTGTACTGTGTTGATACACTTGCGTAAGTCTGGATATGTAGCCTTAACAAAAGTATCCAACGTGTCTAAATCAAAGTCTATGTTTTCTTCCACAAGTATAGTAGCCACACGAGCAGTAAACTCAGTAACATCGACTCGTTCAATGTGGAACCCTTGGCATCTGGAATGCAAAGCAGGAATAATACGATTGGGGTAATTACAAGTAAGAATAAACCTTGCAGTCGTGTGATACTCTTCCATAACTCCGCGGAGCGCCGCTTGTGCGTTTGGGGACAAATAGTCTGCTTCATCTAATAGCACCACCTTAAAATCGCCGAACGGGATCATTTGGACAAAGTTTACAATCTTGTCACGTACATCTTCAACTGAGTTAGTTCGACTTGCGTTAATTTCTAGTATGTCTAAACTGTTAACTTCCAATTCATTGAATAGGATTTTAGCTAGAGTAGTTTTGCCGATACCGGCCGCACCGCTAAACAACAAGTGTGGAATACTACCTTGTTTAATCCAACTTGCAATTTGTTCACGTTGATGGTTATCTCTAAACACATAACCATCGATTGTTTTAGGGCGATACTTTTCTACCCATAGTTCTTTCATACTAATTCCTCAGCAATTCCTAATATTTCTGCTAATACTAACAGAAGACCTGCACCTTGTAAATAGGGATTCATCTCAAGCCATCCACCACCAGCAAGTGCTAGACCAGCCGCAATTCTAAATCCACTCTTAACCATGCTAACACTGGTGTGCGTAAAAATCTTTTTAGGTTGAGTTACTTCGCCATCTAATACGCTTTTTGCCTTTTTGATATCTTCTAATGCTTCTTCATGTGTGCTCATAATATTTTCCTTATATGTAACTTAACATTGTGTGTAAATCCCAGCCCAGCAGTAGCGACCAAAACATAGCCCATTCGATTCTATGATCGTCATAGGCTTCTTTGGCAAAATATGCCGCCGCCATTGTAGCAATAATATGTAATATATACATCTGAGATCTCCTTTATGTTATTATAAAGGTGACAACAGGGCTAGTCAATAGCCCTGATGCTCAAAACAATTAATATGAAGGTTGCATAAATGTACTAGGGTCAACTGTTGCGTGTTGAATAGTACTATGGGTGCCATAAATGATTTCGTTTGGTTTTTCGTCGGCCACTGCTAAAATGGCGTTGAGATCCGCACGTCTGATAGTAATTTCGGTACCGTCTTCTTCTACTACGGTAACTCCGCGAGTCCAGCGTCCGTGTTCTAATAGGATCCATTCGCCTACTTTAACATCTTCTTGTTCTGGACCAATTGCCCAAACTCTTCCCCAACGACTTTTGATACCTTCGTTTTTACCGTCATCACTTGGGAGGACGATACCACCTTTGGTTACTTGTTCGCCAAAGTCCATGTCCGTAATAAGAACATTATCACGGATTGGAATTAGTTTGCCTGTTACTTTTGGTCTCATTCGTTTCCTTCCGGATCCTGATCTTCTACGTCTTTGGTAGCACGTACATTGATTTGATCTGGTACAGACGCACCGCTAGCCGCTAATACTTCTTCGCGTTTACGGATAATTTGTCCGCCCGGTCCTAGTTCGTCACCACGAGCATTAACTTTAATATTGCCCACAGCTACAGTCATTTCGTTAGCATTGATAAGTTTGTTCATATCAACTTCCTTACCCTGCATTGAGCGATATACGCTACGTTGTTGTTCTTTCATTGCCATATTAATCTCCTTGGATTATATTACTACTTATCTCAGGAATTCCTGCCAGTCTAAATTATATTTGACTGAATCCACTTGGTGTACGCCCAGCAAAAATAGCACAAAACTAGCGACACTACTTCCACGTCCTACACCCCACACTATATTATTTTCAGTACAAGTATCCACAAAATACTTGGTCCATTGTAGCAAAGGAATCATACCCCGATCTGTATAGGCCTTCATTTCATCTAAAACTCGGGATACTTGTTCAGGAGTTGTACATTTGGATAAACACCATTCTTCAACATCGAACTGACGATATTCTTCAGGCATAAACCAATTGCTTTGTAATGCCTCATCAAAATCTTCTATATTGATTTGTTCTATTTGCTCGTTAAACCTGGCAAATGTAAATCCAGCAACTTGTTCCAACTGTCCAATATCATCTGTGTAGTCTACAGTGAAATCTTTGAGGTTGGTTAGCTTACCTTGATATAAGGTTTTGAATATATCTAACGAATTAAAAATGGGATTACCGAATTTATCTAGGCGCATAGCCTATATATTACTGCACATTGATCAGTTTGTCAAGTGATTTATCGCGAGTATCCATCAATTTTCTTAGTGCTTCTTGACGGCGTTTGCTCATTTCTTCTTTGTAGCTGTCCAATACGGCAGATACTTGAGCTCTTAACTGAGGATTTGGACTCATAAAATACTTTTTGGTCAAATCGTTAATTTTTTCTTCTACTTCCGAATCTTTCATTTCGGCCAAATTAGTAACTAGTGGATGCATTAGTATTCGCCTACATTTTTAACATAGATAGTTGTACCGGCATCAACAGTCCATAATTCAATAACTTCCATCTTGCCACTAGTGCCTAAAGACACAGTTGGAGGATTAGTACCACCTGTCCAACCTGTAGCAGTTTTAAAAGTATACCCGCTTGGACTGCTGGCAAACGTAGCAGTTCTTGTTGCGTTTTGATCACCAATCAACATAACTTGTACTTTAGCCAATTGTCCTGTTAAAGGCCAGTGCTTTAATGTCAGTGTTGCATTACCCGATAGTACAAGTTTTTGTATGCTACCATATTGCAAATCGATATCAATAGGACCAGAGTGTGTGCCAAGGTTGTTAAAGATAGGATTAAACTGATTATATACACCGTTGCTAACAAGACTGCCGTTTAAATTATTAACAGCAGGAGCACTTGTTGTTAGATCCTGTGTTAGTACACTACTGGTCTGTAGTGCTGTAATTTCAATTTTAGCTTGGTCAAGTGCGCCCTTGATAGTTGTAAAGTTATCACGGAAACCTTGGCTGTCATTGTCTCTTCCTTGTACAGGAAAAGCTTCGTTTATTAAGTTGGTATTGATTTGGCTTGTCACACTGTTATCCTATCGTTTCTAAATACAAGGTATTTATCGCTAGCGTTTCCTTCGACCGCGTCGATTATATAGCGATCCGCAGTATAGTCCAATGTTTTAAAATCAAAGCCACTGTGCTTGATGTTTAATAAAATATCGTCTGCTGTGCCCACTTTACAGTAACAAATTGGAACTGCAAGTGTAAATCCTAGTTCTTGTTTAGTACCAGGTTGGATACTACGCATCCAAAGTGGCATATAATTTCGTTCTGTACTGCCTACCCTGCTTAATCTTTTTTGCCAATTAGTTACACTATTAGGAAAGTATGTATCAGCATTTGGATTACTAGCTTCATAGCCTGTGCTGTCCACAGTAATAATTGGCTCGGGACGATCTAGTGTTGGCGCATTTGATTCTAGCACACTAAGACTTCTACTCCAAAAATCGTTACTGCTATCCACACTGATTGTTTTAGTTTCTAGACCTAAGTTAGTTATTTTCTCTGGAAGGTATTTGCCATTAGGTTCTGACGGATCTATCATTTCAACATAGATAACTTCGTATACTTGATCCTTAGTTCCAGGAGTTACGGCTACTGCTTTCTTAATACTGCCAAATTGGAAACGTTTGCGTTTGTGATTTAATCCTACTGCGCCAACATAGGCCGCGGCTTCTACAGTTTCAATACCAGCATATATCAACATAGATAATTCTGATTGAACACCAAAAGACGGGTCGTTAGTTCTGTAAATACTGCCAGGAGTAAACACACTAGTGTTATTAATAAATGCCTTCCAAGCGGCACGTTGAGTTTCTTTTAAATATGGCTTGGTTTTAATATTACTGTAGGCCATTTCGTTAGGTGTGTTAACACGTACAGTGAATGTTTGTGTTAGTGCGCTATAATTATATTGATCACGTGCTTGGATACTAAACGTAAACACACGATTAAATGTTGTGGTATTATGGTCAAATGTTAAAGTGCCACCGTCAAAACTTGTAATACCTAACGTGCCGGTTGCGGAATCGTAATACTGATTGACCTTACCAATAATTTCACCGTCTAAGTTTAATGTTAGTCCTGGAGGTAGTATTCCGTCGACTATATTATAAATTACAATCGCACCAGGGATAGTACTAGTTGCTGAAACACGTAAAGTTGAAATATAGTTAGCATCTATACTACCTAAATCTTTAGGAGTGTTCCAACTAATAACGCTGTCAATTTCACCTATAATGCTGATAGTGAATGTTCTACTGTTGCTAACGCTATCGCTCTTGTCGCCAAAGCGAGTGGCTGTTAGTGTAAATTTATAAACTCTTGTAATAGCTGGTTGGTAAGGAACGTTACCGTAAATTTCGCCTGTGTTAATGTCAAATTGTGTACCTTCGGGCAGTTTGCACAATGATCCAATATAGAATGATGCGTTGTCTGGTACACTTAGTAGCAACGGTGTAGATAATGTTAATCTATAGTGAGTGCTGTCCACAACCTCTACATGACTAATTTGATATAGCGCACCTGTAGCGCCAGGAATAAAATTGTCAAATGTAAAGTATTGTCCTACTGTGGGTGCGGCACTTGTATTGGTAATTGTTAAATAATATCCGTTGCCTACGTTGTCTGAGTTTAACACTTGACTAGTAGTAGCATAAATTTCTTGATTAGTCTGTTCTAGTCTAAACAACACATTATTGTTGTCGTATAATGCTACCGGGATAGTAATATAATTGTTGGCTCTAAACACGCCCAAGTTGCTAGCGGTAATCCAAGCAGGCTTTCTCAAGTAAGTAACGTCAGCAGTAAACATTCCTGCGAATCCATCTAGAGTCATAGTGTCTGCTCTAAACTGATCTTCGCCTACTACAAATATTCTAAAAATACGCTGTGCAAAATTTCTACCATCAGTAATGGTTACTTTGAATTGATAGTTGCGGTTAATACTTGTTGGAGTACTTGACGGTAAACTGTAGTCGTAAAACACATCGTCATACTGATACGTGTCAAAACCGTTAGTAGGTCTTACAGCAAAATCATAGGCAACAGCGTCAAAGTATGAATTGTCATACGTACCAGATCCGTCTGCTGGTGTAATTCTAAGTGTTGGTTTTATAAACCCTACAAGTTGCCCTGAAGTTGTTAAAGTCAATCCAGGCGGTAATTCTCCATCACCGCTAGATATAAAATATGTTATAGTAGCACCTGTAGCTATATCTAGGTCGAATGCTTCTATTTGATAGTCAATGTATGTGCTGTCTAATACATACATCTGTTGATGCATGCCAACAGGCAATGCACCTGAGGCAGTGACAAATTCTAAAGGATTAACACCAGTAACAGTAATACTATAAGTGCGGTCGCTAATGTTTACACCATCGGTAGCACGGATACAAAAACTACTAATTGTTGGTCTGGATACAATGTATGGAGTACCTTTGATATGTGTGCCGATAAGTTCTAACCCACCAGGTAACTTGCCAGAAATAATAGAGTAGGTAACTCCACTAAGGCCGGTTATCGGTAGTGCTTGATCGAAATTATTTTCTTCTTGGAATGTGCCGAAACTATATCCAGAAGGTTGTGTCCATACTGTAAACGACATACTACTCCTTGTTTTGAGTATTTATCGTAAATTTTAGACGAAAACACCAAAGTTATAATTGTTTTTAGGTGCTGATAAAAATGATCCGAAATCAAAGGTATAGCCCCTGAAATCTGTTCCATCGCCCGTTGGGTGCAAAAAACTGCCCAAGTCCACATTCATTCCACCTGATTCTAATGCTATGGCTAGCAAACTGTTGATTAATCTAACATCATATCCATACACTGTTGTTTGCGCATCACCGTTAATAATAGTATTGTGATTTAGATTAAATGGGTTTGTCAGCATTCCGTGAACATCGTAGGACGGGCTAACTACAACAGGACTAGGATCATTTACTAGTTGTGTAAGTGTTTCTAAATTAACAGTAGTATCTGTATGGGTTATAGCAACAGTACTACCAGTGCTAGTTAGTGTTTTAAGTTCAATATTTGCGCCGTTTTTATCTGCAAATATACCAGTACCGCCGCCTACATTAACTGCACTAGTTAGTGCCGCACTTGTATCTAACGCTTGAAAGTTAGCATTAACTTTTTGAAACGCAGTGCGTAAATCATCACCTGTTCCATCATTTGCATAGTTACCGATTAAAATTGTTTGTACTGTCATAATTGTCTCTTAAGGATTAGATACTGAAGTGATGATCCAAAAGTCATCACTCATACTGGTGTTGGCTATTACTTGATAAGGCATATAAAAGTAACCACGATCACCCCAACCAGTTCCCCAGCTGTTGCGACAGATAAAACGTCCGCCATTTAAATTATCGTTATACCCTACCACAGCAACAGCATGACCGCCTAATAGTTGTTCGCCCGGCTGTGGATATGGCATCATACCTGTTGTATTATTTAAATTTCTTTCAAAACTTTCATATACATCAAAACCTACCACCGCAGGATAACCCTGACTTAATGCTGTTTTAATACCTGCTACTCTAGTGGTAAT